CAGTGTGACAGGTAGTAGGCGTCAAAACGCGACGTAGATTGATTGTTGGGTACCCAAGTGTCACACTGGCAAACAGCAGGCCGCCCCTATATTAGATATTTTCTATAGGTATATCTATCATTCGATAAATATATATTTTCAAAATATAGGGGTATAGGGGAGCATGCCAGTGTGACAGTGTGACAGGTAGTTGCAAATACATGCGTCTACATCGCGTTTTGTCGATACTACCTGTCACACGGTGCAAATAAATCGAAAAAAGCGGTTTGACACATGTGTGACAGCAGTGTGACAGGTAGTCGAGGACGTATATGTTGACCTCGGTAAATATTTGAAGGCGTTTCGATTTTGACGGGTGGGTATATGCGATATACACATTCAAATAAATCGAAAGGCCCTCGAACACCTAACTGTGCATACCGTATATATACAGTATATACACTATGCACAGCAGAGCAGTCACTTGAACGGTCCCGCCCGGCGTTGTAAAATATATTTCGATAGACAAGGAGGGATATTTTTGCCTTACATCAAATTCAACAACGCGATACAGCGGAAACGCTATTGGCTCGGCGAGGATGGCATAGAGCTAATCAATGATTGGAGGCGCCGAGGGCTTTCTGTGAAGGCGATCGCCGAGGACAAGATCGGCGTCGCGCACACCACACTGATGAAATGGCGCCAGCAGTCGCCTGAGCTGGACAAGGCACTCACCGTCACCGAGGACCTCGTAGACGGCCAGGTCGAGGGCGCGCTGCTCAGGCGTGCGCTCGGGTACGACTATTTCGAGGAGACATGGACGCTCGACCCCGACACAGGCCGGGAAGTGTTGACCAGGAAAGTCAAGAAGCACGTGCCGGCAGATGTTAAGGCCATCGCCATGTGGCTGTTCAACCGCCGCGGTGACGCCTGGCGCTCGATGCAGCCCCAGCTCCCGGCAGACGACGGCGACATCATCGACGTGAAGAACGTGCTCGTGCAGATCGAGGAGGCGGCAGATGGAGATAAGGCTGACGCGTAAGCAGGCCGAATACGTCCGCGAGGCGCACCACCGCTGGAACCTCGCAACAGGCGCGGTGCGCTCCGGCAAGAGCCACCTGGCAGTGCAATACACGATCCCCGACCGATTGATCAAGCTGCGCGGCAAGAAGGGATTGGCGTTGATCCTCGGTGCCACGAAGGAGAACATCGAGCGCAACGTCTTGACACCGATGCGTGACATGTGGGGCGACAAGTTCGTCGGCGACATCAACGCCCGCAACTGGTGCGAGGTCTTCGGCGAGCGCGTGTACTGCATCGGCGCCGAGAACGCAGGCCAGGTATCGAAGCTCCGAGGCTCCGAGGTCAAATTCGCATATTGCGACGAGATCTGCGATATCCACCCCGATGTGTTCGAGATGCTCAAGAGCCGCCTGAGCCTGCCGTACAGCGAATGCCACGGCGCATGCAACCCGGCAGGCCCTACGCATTGGCTCAAGCAGTTCATCGACAAGGGCGAGGCTGATCCCGGCATCGATATGTTCGTGCAGAGGTACACGATCGACGACAACCCGTTCCTGCCTGCGGCCTATGTCGCCGGCCTCAAGGCCGAGTACCGCGGCACAGTGTACTACGACCGATATATCAGGGGCCTGTGGGCGAAGGCCGAAGGCCTCGTGTACCCCAACTGGAAGGATGCCCAGGAGCCGACATGGTCGCCGGAGAAGCCTGAAGACGTACGCGGCTACTGCGTGAGCGTCGACTACGGCACGCAGAACCCGTTCCATGCGGTCAAGTGGCTGCTCGATTCCGCAGGCACATGGCATGCGGTCGGCGAGTACCGCTATTCGGGCCGTGAGGAAGGCAGGCAGAAGACCGACCCCGATTACGTCAATGACCTGGTCGTGTTTACGGACGACGCCCCGGAGGACGCAGACGTCGAGATCATCGTCGACCCCAGTGCATCGTCGTTCATCGCGCAGCTGCGGAAGCGGGGCGGGTTCAAGGTGAGGAAGGCCGATAACGATGTCGGGGACGGCGTGCGGGATACCGCGAGCGCAATGCAGTTGGGGCAGGTCAAGATCGGCGACACTCTCACCGAATTGGCGCGCGAGTTCTGCGGCTATGTGTGGGATGATAAGGCAGACCAAGACAAGCCTGTCAAGGTCGACGACCACGGCATGGACGCACTGAGGTATTTCGTGAATACGAAACGCGTGTACAGGCCGCGCGATATGGTATACGAGTCGCCGTTCATGGGCGGCGCAGACGAGGGGCCTAGGAGGTTCGCATTATGAGATGGGACGAGGTACGCGATGACAAGTCGCGCATGCTCACGTACCAGGATTTCGTGGAGGCGGGCGACGCCAACCGCGAGGGCTTCGTACTGGAGGCGATCGAGCGGCATAAGTCGGGCAAGGCGTACCGCACGGCGCGTATGGCCGATGCGTACGACCGCCAGGAGAACACGACGATCAACACATATGTGCAGAAGGTCTTCGACATCACCGGGTCCAAGCTCGTCGATTTCACGGCGAGCAACAACAAGATCGCAAGCAATTTTTTTCATCGCCTGAACACCCAGCGCACCATGTACTCGCTCGGCCAGGGTGTGTCTTTCATCGATGTCGACGAGGTGGGCAAGGAGGACACGACCAAGGAGAAGCTCGGCAAGCATTTCGACCACGACCTGCGCACGCTCGCATACGACGCACTCATCCACGGCGTCTGCTTCGGCTTCTGGAACCTCGACCGCATGTTCGTCTTCCCGTTGACCGAGTTCGTGCCGCTCTGGGATGAGTACGACGGCACGCTCAAGGCAGGCATCCGCTTCTGGCGTATCGATAGCTCGCGTCCGATGCAGGTCGTGCTATACGAGGCCGACGGCTACACCCGCTACCAGAGCCGCCAGGATGCGAACGGCGTCACGAACGAACGCCTCGATGTCGTCGAGGAGAAGCGCCCGTATATCGAGAAGACGAGCTATACACCAGCCGACGGGATTGAGCAGGTGATCGGCGGCGAGAACTATTCGGCATTGCCCGTGGTGCCGATGTGGGGCTCGAAGCTCCACCAGTCGACGCTCGTGGGCATGCGCCAGGCGATTGACAGCTACGACCTGATCCGCAGCGGCTTCGCGAACGACCTCACCGACTGCGCGCAGATCTACTGGCTCGTGTCGAATGCGGGCGGCATGAGCGACAAGGACCTGCAGAAGTTCCTCGACCGCCTGAAGATCAACCACGTCGCGCTCGTCGATTCCGATGACGGCGGCAATGCGCAGGCGTATACCCAGGAGATCCCGTACGCCGCACGCCAGGCATATCTGCAGTCGATCCGCGACGGCATCTACGAGGACTTCGGTGCCCTCGATGTGCATACTGTGGCGGCAGGTGCCACCAACGACCACATCGATGCGGCGTACCAGCCTATGGACGAGGAGGCGAGCGATTTCGAATACCAAGTCTCCGAGTTCGTGCAGCAGCTTCTCGCCCTCATGGGTATCGAAGATACGCCCGTGTTCAAGCGCACGCGCATCAGTAACCAGAAAGAGCAGGTCGACATGGTCATGAGCGAGGCGCAATACCTCGACCACGAGACGATCTTGCGCAAGCTGCCGAATATCTCGCCCAGCGAGGTGCCGGCGATCAAGGAACGCCTCGACGTCGAGGATGAAAGTCGTATGGGCAGCCTCGTCGGCGCGGTATCGCTGCAAGGCGGGGACGACGCGATGGAGTAACGCATGTCGAAAAAGATCCATTCGGTCTTCGAGATCGGTATATTGGAGGCCGGCGGCGGGTACCAGTACATCACGTCGGCAGGCTATGTGTCGCATGCGGTATACCAGGACATCCTCAAGGCGCAGAAGGCGGCGCTTGAATTCGGCGGGTACGAGCTCGTCGAGGACGACACCCCGGCCGATTCGACTGTGGTCAAGACGCAATATTTCGATGGCTTCCAGATCGACACGTATTCAGATGGCACTTACGGCTACATGACGGATGGTGGCAAGCACAAGGAGGGCTATAAGTCGAAAGACGGCGCCAAGAAGGCAGCAACCAAGCTTACAGCCATGGAGCCGAAAGGCCCTCAGGTCTTGAAGAGTGAGGACAAGGGCGGCTATACCGTCAACACGTTCACAGACGGCACTTATGGGTACATGATGCCCGACGGCACTTTCAAGAACGGCTACAAGTCGAAAGACGGTGCCGGTAAGGCGGGCAAGAAGCTCGCCGCGAAGGCAGCGAAAGCGCAGGAGGACACCCAGGCCAAATTGCTCGAGAAGCAGGCGCAGGAGCTGCAGGATAAGCTGCAGCTCACCTACGCCGATGCAATCGACGGCATGACATCACGTATCGAGGCCTCACTCAAGGAGTTCGCGGCAGAAGATGCGAAATGGCAAGCTGATGTCGCCACGGGCAAGAAGGACGCGAAGGCGTACAAGGCCTGGCGCAAGGACCAGGCGTTGCACAACGACCAGCTCAAAGCCCTCAAGCTGGCGTTGACCCAAGACCTCACCGCCGCCGACAAGATGGCGATGGCGTACGTCAACCAAATGCAGGCAGGCGTGTATGCAGAAGGCATGAACTTCGCGACATATGAGATCGAGCACGGCGCCAAGGCGAACACGTCGTTCACGCTGTATAACAAGAACACCGTCATGGAGCTCGTCGCGAACGAGCCCGACCTGCTCCCGCAGGCGGCATTCGATAAGGCGAAAGACACGGCATGGAACAGCCGCCACGTCACGTCTGCGGTGACGCAGGCGGTGCTGCAGGGGCAGACGATCCCACAGCTCGCCACGTCGATCGCCGGTATCGCCGCCATGGACCAGCGCGCCGCGATGAAGGCGGCACGTACCGCCATGACGAGCGCGCATTCGCTCGGCAAGCTCAAGGGCTACGAGCGCGCTGCCGGTATGGGCATCGATGTCGAAAAGCAATGGCTCGCGGCGCTCGACTCGCGCACGCGTGGCAGCCACCGCCACCTTGACGGCGAGGTAGTCAAGCTCGATGCCGAGTTCAGCAACGGCCTGAAGTACCCCGGTGACCCTGACGGCCCTGCCTCTGAGGTCTACAACTGCCGTTGTACGCTGGTGCCCGTTATCGGCGATGTGGAGTACGACGAGGTCGAGCGCGCCAACAAACTCGGTGGCATGAGCTATGAGGAATGGAAAGCCGAGAAGCTGACGAAAGAGCAGAAGCTCGCGAATGCACTCGACAGCCAACTGAAGGATGTCGATAACGAGATCGACGTGCTGAAAGAGCTCATGAAGAGTTCCGACAAGACGTATTCGGGCATTTGGAAAGACCCCGTGACACTCGCCGATTGGGATGCGAAGAAAGAGGCGATCCCCAAGAAGCTCGAATATTTCAATGAGAAACTCATGGCAAACAATAACCCGGCAGTGGCGGAGTTATTGCAGAAGTACATCGACGATGTCGAAGATTTTGACAAGCAAGGCCAGGCGTATAAGGCATATATCGACAAGATGTCGGCGTTGAAGCTCAAGCGACAGTCGATCCACAAGCAGATGGTCGACTTAGGTCTCGTCGAAGATTCGGCTTTCAGCGAGGAGCGCAAGGCTAATGCATGGAGGTTCACTTCACCGGAGGAGGCCGATGAGCATTTCCGAGGTGTAAGCGGCAAGGCCTGGCGCGAAGCAACCGCAGCAGAGCGCAAGGGCATCTACGGCTATACTGCCTCCTCCGGTGCGTGGAATCGACCGTTGTCTGGCTTCCGCAAGCCGTACAGCAAATCCGGCACAGGGTGGGAGAAGAAGTTCTACGTTGGCCCAGGCGACGTTTGGATCGATTACGAAGGCAAGGGCTCGGCAATCCGCAACATGACATCGCTTATCGAGAAGTCGACGTACGACCACGATGCATGGGTCGTGCGCAGATGCGACTACAACGCCATGGAGTCGTTCTTCGGCATGAGCGCATCGAAGTTGGAGGGTATGAGTACCGATGAGCTCAAATCGCTCGTCGGCATGTCTAACCGCATCCAGTCATTCGTGTCGACCGGTGCTGCCGCAGGTAAAGGTTTCCATAGGCCTGTCGCTATGGAGATCTATTGCCCTGCCGGGTCTGAGATGATGTATGCCGAGCCTTTCAGTGCATACTCTGGCGCAACGAATTACGATGATTGGGACGGCAAGAAGAAACAGAACTATTTCGGCAGTGAGTTTGAGATGATCTTGCAGCGCGGCGGTTACTACACTGCGACCGACGTGTACAAAGGCGATGACGGCAAGATGCATGTCGTGTTGGAGCTACACCCCGAGCAGGGTTATGATAAGTTCCAGCAGGACCCCAAAGAGTGGACCGGCTCGAAGAGTAAATACAAGTAAGGAGTACCATGGCTACCGAGAAACAGAAAGTACCCAACCTTGAGCTCGACGACTCGTTCGGCTGCCTGAAGCGTAACCCCCGCAAATGCCGGACGTGCGCGAATGCGCATGGCCCGGCGCCGTGGGAGGACTCGCCAGACAAGTCATATTGCATGGCATATGAGCGTCGCCTCGGCAACATCAAGCCGGATGCCGTATATTTCGACGGCGCCGACTGCCCGTTTTACACCAAGGAGGCGTGACATGGCAGGTGGTGTGTCGGTGAAGCAGGATAACACCGAGCAAGTAGTCGACGGCATCGAGTCGGCCATCGGTGTCGCGCTCGAGAAGATCGGGCTTTTGGCCGAGAACTATGCGGCCAAGAAATGCCCGGTCGATACCGGTAACCTGCGCGCATCGATCACGCACGAGGTGGATGCCGGTGATAACGCCGTGTACATCGGCACTAACGTCGAATACGCGCCGTACGTCGAGCTAGGCACCTCGCGACAGAAGGCGCAGCCTTTCCTGAGGCCTGCGGCTTCCGAGCACGGCGCACAATATCGCCAAGTGCTGAAAAAAGCCCTCGGTGGCAGTAGTTAACCTGGTATTATTTATGTTAAATGCGCGAAGCAATGCGCTATACAGTATGGGGTCGAAGCATGTGCCCCAGAGTCCGAAGGAATGGAGCGAACACCATGGCACTTACCCGCAAACTCCTCCGATCCATGGGGATCGAAGACGAGAAGATCGACCAGATCATCGACGCACACACTGAGACCGTCAACGCGCTGAAGGATGAGCGCGATGGGCTCAAGGATGCCGCGGACCGACTGAAGAAGGCCGAAGCGGAGCTCGAGGAGCTCAAAGCCAAGCCGGCAGACGGTTTCAAGGAGAAGTTCGAGAAGGAGCACGCCGATTTCGAGGCGTTCAAGGCAGACACCGCTAAGGCTGCCGCCGACCGCGAGAAGAAATCGCTGTACCGCAAGCTGCTCACCGATGCAGGCGTCGACCCCAAGCGTATGGATGCCGTGATGCGTGTCGCCGACCTATCCGAAATCGTGGTCGAGGACGGCGCCATCAAGGATGCCGACAAGGTCACCGAGAAGGTCAAAGGCGAGTGGTCCGATTTCATCCCGACCACGAATAAGAAGCCCGCGGATGTCGATACGCCGCCTGCTGGTGGTGGCGACGGCGCGGCAGAACCGAAGTCGCTGGGTGACGCCCTGCGACAGAAGTACACCAAGCAGAACACTGATTAAAGGAGGCAATTATGCCTATCACCCTCGCAGAGGCCAAGGTCGGCATGGCCGACAAGGTCGACCAGCAGATCGTCGACATGTTCCGTCGATCCTCCCTGCTCCTCGACCGCCTCACGTTCGACAACGCCATCTCCCCCGGTACCGGCGGCTCCACGCTCGTCTACGGCTATACGCAGCTGAAGACGCCTTCCACTGCCGCCGTCCGTGCGATCAACTCCGAGTACACCGCCAACGAGGCCAAGCGTGAGAAGAAGACCACGCAGGCCATCATCATGGGCGGTGCCTTCGAGGTCGACCGTGTCATCCAGGACACTTCCGGCGCCATCGACGAGCTCGTGTTCCAGGCCGACGAGAAGATTAAGGCAACTGCCAATTTCTTCACGCATTGTGTGATCAACGGCACCGCGGCCGGTACTGCCGCCCCCGGTAAGACTACCGGTACTTTCGACGGCCTCAACAAGTTGCTCGCCAATTCTTCCACTGAGTACACCGCCACTGCGGACCTGTCTACCAGCGAGAATGTGACGGCCAACTACAACCAGTTCCTCGACGAGCTCGATGAGTTCATCTCCGGCCTCGACGGCATGCCCGATATGCTGCTCATGAACCGCAAGATGCTCTCCAAGCTCCGCGGTATCGCACGCCGTGCCGGTTATTACGAGTCCACCAAGGACGATTTCGGCCGTGTCGTCGAGACGTATAACGGCATTGCGCTCATGGATGCCGGCGAGTACTACGACGGCTCCAAGACCGTCGACATCGTCGCCGACACCGCAGCCGGTTCCGGCACCTTCGGCACTTCCGACATCTATGCCGTCAAGTTCGGCCTCGATGCCTTCCACGGCATCTCCCCGACCGGCACCAAGGTCATCACGTCCTACATGCCCGACCTCACCCTCCCGGGTGCCGTCAAGAAGGGCGAGGTCGAGCTCGTCGCGGGTGTCGCCCTCAAGAACACGCTGAAGGCCGGCCACATGAAGGGCATCATCACCGCGCCGAAGACTGCCTAAGGAGTCGATATGCTGGAGGAGTTGCTCGCGGAGATCCACAATTGGTTCGAATGCGATTACCTCGCAGGTGAGCTCACCGTCATGGATGGCGAGCTCACCCTCCCGCATGGCTTCGTCAAGAAGGGCCAATACTACCGCATCGTCGGCAGTGTGTTCAACGACGGCCTGCATCAATACCCGACATCAGACCTCACCGATGAGGTATTCGATGGTGAGGTGTGGGCACTGGCCGTGCCGAAGGCGGTCGTTGACATCGCAACCGAAATCGAGGCGTGGCGCAAGGCCAACACCGACTCCGCATATACATCTGAGTCGTTCGGCGGGTATTCGTATACGAAGGCCACTGCTTCCGACGGTATGCCGGCGCGATGGCAAGACGCATTTCGCCGACGCCTCAATCGTTGGAGGAAACTGCCATGACGTTGATCGATACTTTCAAAGAGCCTTGCGTACTCATGGAGAAGAAGCGCGTGAGCGACGGTGAAGGCGGGTGGACGACCACGTGGGTCGACGGTGCAGCCTTCGATGCGGCTATCGTCCGTGATACCACCCTTGCAGCACGCGTCGCTGAAAAAGAGGGCGTATCGAACGTCTACACGGTGACTACCGACACAAACGCGCGACTCGAATTTCATGACGTTTTCAAGCGTGTCAATGACGGCCAAGTGTTCCGTGTGACTTCCAACGGGGACGATATGCGTACACCCGATGTGGCGACGTTCAGTTTTGAGCAGGTGTCGGCGGAAGAGTGGAAGCTATCATGACGTCTGAAGCTACTATCTATGAATTCTTTTCGAGCTTCTCGATTCCAGCATATGCGGCGACATCTGTACCAGATAATGCTGAGTTCCCGTATATCACGTACGAGCTCGCAGTCGATGATTTCTGGGGCGGGGAAGTCGCGTTGTCGATGGATATTTGGTATCGTGGCGACTCCGAGGCGGAGCCGAATGCGAAAGCGCGTGAAGTCTCAAAGGCACTAATCGGCTGCAAGTGTATCCCATGTGACGGCGGCGGTGTCATACTGAAAAAAGGCTCGCCGTTCTGCCAGAGCATGGGTGACACAGCAGATGATAAGATCAAGCGCCGCCATATCAATGTGACGGCAGAGTTTATCACCTCGTTTTGAGAGGACAAGTTAAATGGCTAAGTTCACACAAATTCCGACGGATACTTTCAAGAAGCTCCAGCTTGGCGCGGGTATCCTCACTACTGAGTTCAACCCGGCGACCGGCGAGCTCACTGCGTCCAACATCGTCGGCGCGACGAGTGGCGGCGTATCGTTCGAGGCCACGCCGTCATTTACCGATTTCGGCGAGGACATCGACAACTGCCCGAAGAACACTAAAGAGCTCAAGAAGCTCGACAGCTGGGAAGCCAAGATGTCCGGCTCGTTTGTCACGATGGATACGAATATCGCGACGTCTGTCATCGGCACCGCTGCCGTTGCGAGCGACGACCCGACCAAGGTCGTGCCCCGCAACTCTGTCGAAACCAAAGATTTCAAAAACATCTGGTGGGTCGGCGATTATTCTGACATCAACGAAGACGGTTCGTCTGCCGGCAAGGCCGGTTTCATCGCGATCAAGCTCATCAACGCATTGTCGACCGGTGGTTTCAAGATCCAGTCCGGGGACAAGGCGAAGGGCACGTTTGAGTTCGAGTACACTGGCCACTACAGTAGTGAAAACATCGACACCGTCCCGTTTGAGCTCTACATCAAAGCCGGCTCTGCTGACAAGTAGGCATAACCTGAAGGAGGAAAATTAAATGAAACTCAGTGACATCAAGGGCGACCGCGTGCTCGACGTCATCGCCGACATCATCGACCCCATCGCAAACATGGTGCAGGACAAGGACGTCGCCGCAATGTTCAAGCGCGAAGCCGTACCCGATGGCATGGAGGCGCGCGATTTCTTCGCGAAGCGCATGTGCAAGGGCCTGCCCGTTTTGCTCAAAAGCCATAAGGCCGACATCATCGCTATCATGGCGGCAATTGAGGGCGTGACCCCTGAGCAGTACGCCGCATCGCTCGATTTCCCCAAGTTGTTCACCGACGTCATGGAGCTCGTGACTGACGATGCGTTCCTCAATTTTTTATCATCGCCGGAGACGGGGAAGGACGCAGGTGCGCCTGGCTCTGCCTCGGCGAGTTTCGAGGTCCTCTAAGGGCAGACGCATTCGTCAAGTTCACACTGGCCCGCTATAGGAAAGAACGGGACGAGATGGCGTTTAAAGTATACGTCACCGACTCCCTATACCTCATGGGCCAGCAAAAGTTTATCGGTCGCCGATGGTACGACCGAGTCCGGCCCAAAGTATATGAAGATATCGACGCCGCCGCAGTAGTGGCGGATGTCACAACAAGGGCGGGATTGGTGGTCGTATGAATCTACTCGACCTCGCCGTCAAGATCACATGCGACGACCAGGCATCCGGCGAGGTCGACAAGATCGGCGACGGCATCAAAAACAAATTGGGCATCGCTGCTAAAGCAGGCGTTGCGGCCGTGGCGGCAGTCGGTACTGCGACGGTCGCCATCGGCAAGACAGCACTCGACGCATATTCGAATTATGAGCAGTTAGTCGGCGGTATCGACACCCTGTTCAAAGCCTCGTCGGGCAAGATGCAGCAGTATGCCGCAAATGCATACCAGACGGCCGGTGTCTCAGCCAACCGTTATATGGAGATCTCGACGAGTTTCGCCGCTGCGCTGATCAGCTCACTCGGCGGCAACACCGAGGCTGCAGCCGACATGGCCAATACCGCCATCACGGACATGAGCGACAATGCCAACAAGATGGGTACATCGCTCGAGACTGTCCAAGAAGCGTATATGTCGTTGTCGCGTGGCAACTACGAGATGCTCGACTCCCTAAAACTCGGCTATGGCGGTACTAAATCGGAATTGGAGCGCCTGCTCTCAGACGCCGAGAAGTTCTCGGCAGCGCAAGGCAAAGTGCGAGATTTCTCGGTCGACTCGTATTCCGATATCGTCGAGGCTATCCATATCGTGCAAGACGAGATGGGCATCACAGGCACGACGGCGGAAGAGGCAGCGACTACCATCGAGGGCTCTGTCAACATGGCAAAGGCCGCGTGGGATAATTGGCTTGCCGGCCTCGGCAACGAGGACGCAGATATGGAAGGCCTGACTGATCAGCTCGTCCAGTCGGTCGTCATTGCGGGCAAGAACATCATCCCGAGGGTCGGCCAGATCATGACGACCCTCGGCCAGACGGTTGCAGACTATGCGCCTGGTGTCGGCCTCTACCTCCGCAACGCGCTCATCAATGTCTTGCCTGAAGCCGTGCAAGGGCCGATGCGTGACGCATTCGCAGGCGTCGACAAAGTCGTCGGCAAACTCGAAAGCGTATTCAATGACAATTTGAAGCCGGCGGCAGACGCTGCCGACAGCGTTTTCAGTGTGATCAGCTCGGGCGTCAAGACTTTCGGTGATTCCGTCAACGACTTGGTGCTCCCTGCGATCGACCAGCTGTCGCCTGCTTTCAATGATTTCTTCGGGGCGATCCAGGCAGCGCAGCCGCTACTTGAGTTCATCGCTAACATCATCGGCGTCGGGCTCGCCGCAGCGATCAGCGTAGCCATCAAGCTGTTTGCCGCCATTACAGAAGTCGTCGCGTTTGTCATTACTGGTTTCGCGCAGCTGTATGAGGACATCTCGGGGTTCGTGACCGGTGTCGTGCAATTCTTCACGGTCGATTTGCCGAACGCGATCAATGCATTGGTGCAGTGGTTCGCGCAATTGCCTGGCAACATCGCGGCGTTCCTGTCGAAGGTCATTGCGAATGTCGCCGCATGGGTAGCAAATATGGCGTCGAATGCCGTGAGCGCCGGTTCGCGTTTCATCTCCGGTATCGCCGGTTTCATGTCTGCGCTGCCCGGCAATATAGCGTCATGGCTCTCCGGCGTCATTTCGACTGTCGTCGGCTGGGTGTCGCAGTTCGCGAGTAACGCCACGAGCGCGGCGTCGCAGTTCGCAAGCAACCTCATCAACGGCCTCACGTCTATACCCGGCCAGGTGACATCGATTGGTTCTAACATTATTCAAGGTATGGTAAACGGCGTTACGGGTGCCGCAGGCCGTTTGATCGACAGCGTTAAAGGCGCAGTCGACGACGCCATCAATGCCGCAAAAAACCTGCTCGGCATCCACTCACCGTCACGTGTGTTCCGTAAAATCGGCCAATACTCGATGCAAGGTGCGGCACTCGGTGTCGACGATGATGCCGACGTGTTGTTGAGGTCTACAGATAATGCGATGCGCGGTATGATTTCAACGGCACAAGATATCGCCATGCCCGGTGTCAGCAGCACTGCCGGCGGCGAATCGGCCGTTATCAGCTGGTTGGCCGAGAACCTGCCATCCATCATCGCTGAGTTCACGCCCGTTATGGGTGAATCGGAGTTCGGACGCAAGGCGAGAAAGGCGGTCGCGTATGCTTGATATCAAATACAAGTCAAATGCGGGGACTGTCATCCCGCTCAATTCTGGTGTATATGTCGGCAAGCCGAACGACCTCTTTAGCCGCGAATGGGACTACAAAATCGGGTATCGCGCACTGGCCACGGCCTCGCGTGGTGCCCGCAAGGTCTCATTCAAGGCGTTTCTCGCAAACATGGCACAGGCTGACGCTTTCCGCCGATGTGCCGACACGGACATGCAGAAGGGCACGCCCGGCACTATCTATGTCAATGACTGGTTCCAGCGTTGTTTCGTCGTGGCTTCCGAGGTGGACGGCATCGGTGACAATTTCTTCGCGACCAAGCTCACTTTGGTTTTGCTCGACGGCGTATGGCGCAGGGGGACTACGACGGCGTTCGTGCCCGTGCATGGTTCGGCGGACTATGAGTTTCTCGACTTGCCACATGATTTGCCGTACGACCTAGGCGCGACCTCACCGCTGCAATACGCCATCAACCCAGGCTACTCTGACAGCCCAGCGAAGTTTGTCGTGTACGGGCCCGCGGTCAACCCTTCTGTGCGCCTGGCCGGCAACCTGTACCAGGTGGACGTGACCGTTCCAGAGGGCGGTTACATGGATATCGACCCGTTGCGACGCACCGTCACCGTGGTCGCCGCAGACGGCACCACGATGGACGCATTCAGCAAGGCGCACCGAGGCAGCGGCGTGGGTTCTGGCGAGTATATCTTCGAGCACGTGCCAGTCGGCACGTCTGAAATCTCGTGGGACAATAGCTTCGGCTTCGACTTGACTCTGTACGAGGAAGAGGGCGAGCCCGCATGGTTTTAGTGGTGAATGATCCAACTGTGGGCGATATCCGCGAAATCGAGGAATTCGAGCTTGACATAGCTTTCGGCAGCGATGAAAACGCGCTGAAATTGGAGGCCCGCGCGGGCGAGGCCCCCGAAGAGGGGCAATTTGTGTTCATCGACGGCACCGAGTATGGTGGTGTTATCGACCAGGCGAGCTATGAGGCCGGCAGGGAGGCATCCGGCTCAATTCTGTGCAAGGGCCGCACCTGGCATGGTATTTTGGCAGGCAAGCGCCTGCTCCCTGATTTGGGAAGCGGATACCTCTCCGTCAGCGGCAAGGCTGACGATGTGCTCGCGTCGCTCATCGAGCGCATGGGGCTTTCTGGGCTGTTCTCCGCCGCTTCCGACGATACGTCGGTAAGCTACACCTTCGATCGATTCGTGGACGGCTACAGCGGCTTGAAAGCCATGGCGAAGGCCAATGGTCGCAAGGTCGTCATGCGTCGTAAGGGCGGTAAGGTGGAAATCTCTCTGCCGCCTATCGTAGACTATGCGAACAAGGTCGATTCCGACCTTTTGGACTTCACGCTGACCTCGGTTCACCGCTGTATCAATCACCTGGTCTGTGCAGGTACTGGCGAGCTCGAGAACCGCGCCGTAGTCCATTTCTATGCGGACACGGCCGGTAACGTCAGCCACACCCAGAGCCTCTTTGGAGTCGACGAGATATGTGCGCTCTACGACTACAGCAACGCCGACGAGGCGAAGCTCGAGGAGGAGGGCGGCAAGAAGCTCAGGGAGTACCAGACTCGAGGCAGCGTCGAGGTCGACGCGCACGACGATATCGACGTCGACGTCGGCGACATTATCTCGGCGCGCGATAACGCGCACGGTAAGACCGTTAGCGCGACCGTGGTGAAGAAGATCGTGCAGGTCTCACATGGCGTGGCAACATACAGGTACGAGGTCGGCAGTGAGACCACGACGAAGAACTCGACTAGCGCGATCGCCGACGGAGGTGGTGGACACGCATACCTGGCGGGAAAGGGCCTGAAGCTCGAGAACTACACGTTTAGTGCGGAGGTCGACGCGGAATCGCTCAAGGCCGTTGAGGCCAAGGCCGACAAGGCCGTAATAGATGCCTCGAACTCGCTCCAGACGTGGGCGCAGGCGGATATCGCCATGGGAGAAGTGTCCACGCTCACGGAAGGCTCTAAGGCCACCGCGTCGCTCTCGGGCGAGGGGCTGGTCAAGACGCTTTCACTCGGAATTCCGCGTGGCGCGACCGGTATTCAGGGTCCGAAAGGTGAGCGCGGTCCGCGAGGTGAAATCGGACCGCAGGGCGAGAAGGGTGACACCGGTGAGCGCGGCCCGCGAGGTGAAATCGGACCGCAGGGCGAGAAGGGTGACACAGGCCCGATGGGTCCGCAGGGCCCGAAAGGTGCGACAGGTATTCAGGGTCCGAGGGGCGAGCGCGGCCCGCAGGGTATACAGGGCGAAACCGGCCCACGTGGCCCGCAAGGTGTGCAGGGTGCCCAGGGCCCGAAGGGCGATACCGGCGAGGGTTTTTCCATCTCGAAGGTTTACACCAGCTACGAGGCAATGCAGGCTGGG